ATTTACTCCTACATGTTCAAATCAACAACTGCCTGGATTTGAGAAATTACATAACGTATTCAAAGAACACAATATAGATGAAGTTTATTGTTTATCAGTAAACGATTCTTTTGTTATGAATGCTTGGGCACAAAATCAAAAACTAGAAAACGTTAAAGTTATACCTGATGGTAATGGTGAATTTACAGACAAGATGGAAATGCTTGTTGAAAAGTTTGATAAATGTTTTGGTATGAGATCATGGAGATATGCTATGGTTGTAAACAATTCTGTTATAGAAAAATTGTTTGTAGAACCTGGCAAAGATGATAACTTAAATGACGACCCATATGGTGAGTCTGCACCAGAGAATGTATTGAAATATTTACAATCATCAAGTATTGACTCAAACGCAATATAATGATATACTTAAATTATGAAATACAATGAAGATAAAATCTTAAAAGAGATTGGTGAATATATTAAATCAACTTACGGCCAACACTATTCAAGTGACCAAAAAGGCTTTCAAGTATTAGATTTATTAAAAACACTTAAAATCGGAAAAGATTTCTGTCATGCAAATGCAATTAAATATTTGTGTAGGTATGGCAAAAAGAATGGTCACAATCGTGCTGACCTATTAAAGGCAGTACACTATGTTATATTACTGTTAAATTATGATAAGGAGATGAAATGAAGATAAGTGATAATACGATTAGTATATTGAGAAATTTCTCGGATATAAATGCGAATATACTATTTAAACCTGGTAAACAATTAAGTACAGTTTCTACAATGAAAAACATTATGGCTGAGGCCGATGTTGAAGATGAGTTTGAAACTGAATTTGGTGTATATGATTTACCAGAATTTTTGAGAGCATTGGATTCTTTTACACAACCTGTATTGAATTTCAATGGGTCTGCAAACCTAAAAATACAAGATGAGAAAACTAGTTTGTCAGCGAGATATGCTTTTGCTGATAAATCAACGTTAAGATATCCATCTAAATCAATAACAATGCCAGACAAAACAGTATCGTTCTCATTGAACAATGCTGACTATGAGTCTGTTAAAAAACTATACACTAATTTAAGTCTACCTGATATTGCATTTAAAGGCGAAGATGGTAAGATTAAGTTAGTTGCATTAGATAAAAAGAATAGCAACTCTAACCAATCATCTATTACAGTTGGTGAAACTGATATAGAGTTTACTGCATACATTAAGGCTGAGAATATGAAAATTATTCCTGGCGATTATGATGTTGCATTATCAAAAGCGAAGATTGCTCATTTCATAAACAAAAAGGTACAAGTACAATACTGGATTGCTTTAGAAGCTGACTCAATATTTTAAGGTTAATATATGTCAGATTTTCTATGGGTTGAAAAATACCGTCCACGAAAAATATCCGAATGTATCTTAACTGAAGATTTAAAGAATACTTTTTCTAAATTTCTTATTCAAAAAGAAATACCAAATCTTCTTCTTTCAGGAACAGCAGGTACAGGTAAAACAACAGTTGCTCGTGCCTTATGTGAAGAACTAGGTGCTGATTATCTAATCATCAATGGTTCAGATGAAGGTAGACACATTGATACTTTACGTACTACAATCAAAAACTTTGCCTCTACTGTATCGTTAGAGGGTGGGTCTAATCACAAAGTTGTAATTATTGATGAGGCAGATTATATGAATGCTGATAGTGTTCAACCTGCGTTAAGAAACTTCATTGAAACGTTTTACAAAAACTGTAGATTTATTTTTACTTGTAATTTTAAAAACAAAATCATACCTGCATTACATAGTCGTTGTACAGTTATTGATTTTCGTATTACTAATGGTCAGAAAGTAAAAACTGCTACTGCATTTCTTAAAAGACTAGGTGATGTATTGAAGGCAGAGAATATAGAGTTTGATAACAAAGTACTTGCTGAACTAATACAAAGACACTATCCAGACTTTAGAAGAACTATAAACGAATTACAACGTTATTCTGTAAGAGGTAAGATAGATAGTGGCATACTTGTATCTATGTCAGAAATCAACAATAAAGAGTTGATTAAGTTTCTAAAAGAGAAAAGATTTGGCGATATGCGTAAATGGGTTGTTCAAAACCTAGACAAAGATCCGTCTTCTTTATTTACAGGTATCTATGATATTCTGTACAAACATCTACAACCTCAATCTATACCTGCAGCCGTTCTAACAATTGCTGACTACCAATATAAATCCGCCTTTGTGGCTGACCATGAGATAAATATGGTTGCCTGCCTAACACAAATCATGGCAGAATGTAAATTTAAGTAGAAGGATAAGATATGGCGAGAAGAACTTTGTGGCGAAAACTTATAGTTAGAGCACGAATGTTTTGGGCTGATATAAGAGGTCATCACGGTAAGGTATGGAATTATGAACCAGGCGATTACTACATGGGTTCTCATAGAGGTCACAAAAAACATGAAAAACATGATTGAATATAAATTATCTGATTACTTAAATGCACTTAACTGGTCAAAAGTTAATCTGCTAGATGGTGACGATCTCACTTGGGAAAAGAAATATCCACCCTATGTTATAAACCGTTGTCTTTCACAACACGTTGACGCTATAATGATGGCAAACGAGATGAATATTCATCACAGCCTCAACAAGCGTTTACAGTATCATTTTCTACTAAATAGTATTCGTAAGAGAAAAAGATTTGGCGGCAAGTGGACAACTACTGCTAAGTCTAAAAATTTAGAGTATGTAAAAGAATATTATGGTTATAGCAATACAAAAGCAAAGGTAGCCCTAGACATACTAGATAAAAAACAATTGAGTCTTATCAAACAAAAACTTGATAAGGGTGGGAGAAACAAATGAGTGAAGAAAATTTTAATTGGTCACCTGAGCAAATGTTAGAGGTTACCCTCAAACAACCAGATGACTTTCTAAAGATCAGGGAAACCTTATCCAGAATAGGTGTTGCAAGTCGTAAAGATAAAACTTTATTTCAAAGTTGCCACATACTACACAAACAAGGTAAATATTACATAGTACATTTCAAAGAACTTTTTGCTTTAGATGGTAAGAAAGCTACACTAGTTGAGAATGATGTACAAAGACGTAACACAATATCCGTTTTACTACAAGATTGGAATCTACTAACAATAGTAAAACCAGAGGCTGCTGAAAACAAAGCACCTTTATCACAAATAAAAATCATAGCATTTAAAGAAAAAAGCGAGTGGACTTTACAAGCAAAATATAATATTGGAAAAAAACAATCAACTGAAGAAAATAAAACTGAATAGGAGTATATTATGATTAGATTATACAGACTCTCATCTGGAGAGGACGTAATAGGTACGCCACAAGAAAGCGATAAAGCATTTCACGTGGCACTAAAGAAACCCTTTGTATTAATTCCAATGCAAGGACAGCCTGGTAAACCTATGCAAATAGGATTTCATCCGTACATACCGTACACAAAAGATGAAGTAATACATATTAAAGAGGCAAATGTAATTACAGAAACAACACCAGACGACAATATGATTAACGCTTATCAGCAAAATACTGGTCAGCTAGTTACACCTAAAAGTAAAATTATTACGTAATTGACTTTTTGAATTTTTTTTGTTATAATAGGATATGAATTTGGCGAGTAGTTTTTATACAAACGTTGTAGAGCATAAAGGTAAACTTCTTATAAGAGGTGTCAATAATGGACAATCTTATTTAAGTCGTATCAACTACAATCCTAAACTATACCTACCTACAAGAGATCAAACAAAATATAAAACACTAGACGGCGCTTACTTAAAAGAAAAGCGATTTGATTCTATATCAAAAGCAAAACATTTTTATAGTGAGTATAGTACAATACCAGAGTATAAAATCTTTGGTATGAATAGATACAACTATCAATACATCGCTGACGAATACAAAGGCGAGGTAAGATGGAATAAAGACTACATTAAGATATTCACACTTGATATAGAAACCGAGTGTGAGAACGGCTTTCCAGATCCTGATACTGCAAAAGAAACGATTATCTGTATCACTATAAAAAATCACAGCAATAAACAGATTATTACATGGGGTACAGGTGACTTTATTTCTAAAAAATCTAACGTAACTTATGTAAAATGTCAAAACGAAAAGCACATGTTGCTAGAGTTTTTAAAATTCTGGTGTAAAAATCATCCTGATATTTTAACAGGTTGGAATGTAAAATTTTTTGATATGCCTTATCTTATGAATCGTATGAGATATATCTTTGACAATGATACAATTAATAAAATGTCACCATGGAATTATGTCAACGCAGATAGAATACAACTTGGTAATAAAAGCAATCAGATATGGAATATACTAGGTCTATCTGTACTAGATTATTTTGATTTGTATAAAAAGTTTACGTATGTCCGACAAGAAAGTTATAAACTAAATTACATTGCTAAAGTAGAACTAGGCGAACAGAAATTAGATAATCCATATGAAACGTTTAAAGATTTCTATACAAAAGATTATCAAAGATTTGTAGAGTACAATATACAAGATGTAGAACTCGTTGATAGACTCGAAGACAAAATGAAATTGATTGAGTTATGCCTGACTATGGCATATGATTACAAGGTAAACTATACAGATGTTTATTCGCAAGTAAGATGTTGGGATACAATCATCTACAATCATTTACTTACAAAAGATATTATTATACCACCTAGAGAAGATCAGGTTAAGGATACACAATACGAAGGTGCATATGTAAAAGATCCACAACTAGGTTTACATAACTGGATTGTTTCGTTTGATTTAAACAGTTTGTATCCACATTTAATTATGCAATACAATATTAGTCCTGAAACGTTTATAGGTGTAGAACCTAAAGCAGTAGGTGTAGAAAACTTTTTAGATGAAAAATTAAATCTCAAATGGGCAACAGATCGTAACGTGACTATTGCACCAAACGGCGCAATGTTTAAAAGAGATAAACAAGGTTTCTTACCTGAACTTATGGAGAAGATGTACACCGAACGTGTAGTATATAAGAAAAAGGCAATTGAGGCCAAGATAGAATATCAAAAAACAAAAGACCCAATCTATTCAAACGAGATTTCTCGTTGTCACAATATACAGATGGCAAAAAAGATTTCGCTTAACTCTGCTTATGGTGCAATCGGCAATCAATACTTCAGATACTTTGATGTAAAACAGGCAGAGGCAATTACACTAGGTGGTCAGTTATCTATACGTTGGATTGAAAGAGATGTTAATAAGTTTATGAACAAGATATTAAGTACAGATAATATAAATTATGTTGTGGCGTCTGACACAGATTCAATATATCTAAAACTAGATTCACTTGTTCAAAAAGTCTGTAAAGATAAATCAACAAAACAGATTGTTGACTTTTTAGATAAAGCAGCTGAAGAAAAAATACAAAAAGTTATTGATAGTAGTTTTGAAAATCTTGCAAAATATGTAAATGCTTATCAACAAAAAATGATTATGAAACGAGAAGCAATTGCTAACAAAGGCATATGGGTTGCTAAAAAACGATACATGATGAATGTATTTGATGAAGAAGGTGTCAAATATGATATACCTAAACTAAAAATTATGGGTGTTGAGGCAGTTAAATCATCTACACCTGAAGTCTGTAGAGGTAAGATTAAGGATGCTATCCGTGTGATTATGAACGATAGTGAAGACTCTTTAATAAAATTTGTAAATGAGTTTAAAGAAGTCTTTATGACACTTTCACCAGAAGAGGTTGCTTTTCCTAGATCATGTAATAATCTTGGTAAATATACTAACTCATCTAATATCTACAACAAAGGTACACCTATACATGTTAAAGGTTCATTGATATATA